TGATACGGTATTGCGTCTCTTGCCGCTGGACTTAGCTTGACATCTTCCCCGCCGGCTCCCATTGATGTGCTTACGAGGTCTCCGGGGCGTAGTTGCGGGAACCTTTTTTGTAGCTGTTCCACGACCCACTTTTGTAGGTTTCTTCCCTTTGCTTTTGCTGATTGGGGCTTCATCTTTTGTTTCCTCTAACTGTTGCGTCAAAATCCAAGACTTAGGAATGCTGATCCGGTTGTTGCATTCGTGATCCGACACGGTTCCTGCGACACAGATTGCGTCATCGGTCTCACCAACGAGAAAGCCAACAGTGACACAATGTGCAATATCTACTTTGGGTTCGTCCCAGCCGGCATCGGCTTGAGCGTCAATCCAAGTAATCTTAATAACAGGACAATCCTGTAACTTCACTTTACTGGCGGATGCCATACTTGCTTCTCCTCTCTTAAAATCCATAATAAACGAGCATTTTCAAGCACTCTGGCTTCGTCGCCATCGTACGCTTTCAATACAGCTTCGTACATCTCTACTTCGGTATTGCAGTCTGCTAACAACTTCTTGGACTTAACAGGACCAATGCCCTGCAGTCCAATAATGTTGTCAATCTTATCGCCGGTAAGGATCTGAAGATAGAAGTTACGGATAGCGTCTTCTTCGGTAACGAAGTATTTCTCTTCCTTAACAAAGTTGTAATGATTACCACGAATCATGTTGAGGTCTTTGTCAATACTGACAATGATTGTCTCTTCTGGCTCATGGCGATAGGCTTCAATGCCAATCGCATCATCTGCTTCCATGCCATCTATTACTTCAAACCCCCACGACTTCTCCATGTACTCACGAAGCAACTGATAATGATACGGCTTTGCGAGAACACGGTTGCCTTTATACGGGGCAGTCTTAGCGATGTCGTGGCGAAAATTACCACTACCGGTAAGATAGCCCCATGTTTCGGTGATGCCGTCTTGTAAGATGAGATTATCCAAGAATTCGGATAGACGGGCTAACGCAAACTCTGCGGGGTCTCCTTCGGATGCAAACCCGAATCGATATACAAGAATATCGGCATCAACCAAGGCGATCATAATGGAATGTCATCCTCTTCTTCAGCGGTTTCCTCAGAGTTATAAACTTTGAGATCGTTGATGATGATTTTGACTAAGGAAGGAGAAACACCTTTCTTGTTTTTCCAACTCCACTCATACGGCTTAATTAACGCAACTGCTTTTGAACCGTTACCGACAATATCGGTAATCTCATTACCAGACTTGTCAACAGGCTTAATTTCGTAATTACTCTTGGCGGTAATAAACCAGCCCTTCTCAGGCTTGTCTTCACGATTGCGTGGCTCAAGTCCTGCGTCCTGCAGTGCTTTTACTGCATTGTCGCTAAGGTTTGTCAAGTCCACTTGAAACTTACCTGACATCTCATTCTTCTTGTTGAAGAACGCCCATTGAACTTCTGCTTCTACTTTGATTGGCTTTTCAATATTTACCATAATAACTCCTTGTTATACTGCGGTTAATAAAATACAGCTTAGTGATGCTTTCCAGAGAAAGCTCTCATTTCTTCGATCCCATCCATTGTTTCTTCGACTAATCCATCTGCGGCTGCAATTAAGCAGTCAAGGGTAGTCTCTAAATCAACAGAGGTTCCGATAGAAAATGTGCGATCGGTGTACAAAGTAATGACGACCTGACCTTCAACTTCTTTACCTTCTAATGCGTCTCTTTCCATGTAGCACCTATCTTGTATTCCCCAGTCAAGGGGCAATTCATTTTAAATTCCAATCCAGCATTCTGTATTGCTCGAACACCGGACTGACCTACTTCGTCTGCAAACTGTTCAGGAACTTCTACTTGCCATTCGTCGTGAACATTAGCTACAAATTTAAACGGTATTTTCCGTTTTGTCAAGTCTTTATTTAATAAAATCAATGCTTTTTTCATTACTATCGCACCAGCGCCTTGCAATAGCGTGTTGAGCGCCGAATGCTCCGACCGAACGAGTAGCTTGCGTCCGTCAACGGCGAGAAGGACACCCCTCGCAGCATACGCTTTAGCCACTTTTTCTCTGAGCCTTTCGAGTTTCGGTGTGTTGCGTAGAAAATTAGTAATGAGCTTCTGTCCCTCTTTCGCTGAGCCTCCAACAATCTTCCCGATCTTGGCAGCTCCTGCACCATAGAGGAAGGCATAGATAAAAGTCTTAGCTTGATTCCTCGTTTCCAATCCTGCCGCTGTTTGATTGGCTGTGTGTATGTCGCCGGATACAACTTCATTCGTATATTCATTATCGTTCATGTAGTGAGCCAACATCCGCAACTCTAAACCGCTTGCATCGATACCGACTAGCTTACATCCTTTCTCCACTGTCCAAAGATTTCTACATTCTGCACCGTAAATAGCGCCGGTGTTAGGCACTTGCGCCATGTTAGGACTGTGATGCGTCATGCGTCCTGTCACAGCCCCATTGGTGATTACTTTGCCATGCACACGACCGTCTGCTTGGATGTGTTCGATCCAGCTTTCAATCTGTGCAATACGCTTTTGTAACATCAAGTATTCGGCGATTGCTTTCGCTTCGGGGAAGTCGAGACCTTCGAGGGTTGTTTCGTCGACGATGACGCTGCCTTTTTCGGTGAACTTTTCCGGCTTCCAACCCTTCTCAATGAGCCTTTCTGCGATTTGCTGGCGGCTGCCGGGGTTGAACGGCTCGATGATGTCTTTGAGGGGTTTGCCGGTGGTTTTGTGGGTGCGACCAGTAGTGATGCGGGGAGGAAAAATCCCTTGCATTTCAACCGTAATAGCGTCCAACTTAGCTTTAAGTTCAGCCAGTAGTCGCATAGCAGACGGTTCATCGAACTTGAAACCGTTTCGTTCTTGTACTGCGATGATTGCTTGGACTTCATGTTCTAACTCCTGTGATTGTGTTGAAAATTCTTGTCGCTTTAACTCAGCTTCAAGGTAATTGTAAATCCGGTGTAATACTTCCACATCTTGTTTGCAATACTGCACCATCTCATCCAACGACTGCGTCTGTAAATCAAAATCAGTAAACTCACTCTTCTCGATTCCCAGCAACTTCCCTAGATTCGCTAGGCTGTGACCGCCTTCGAGACTTGGATTTAGTAAGCGGCTTAGAACGAGTGTATCTCTGACTCTCTTCAATGTAATCTGACATTTCCATAACTTGTTCAGTAAGTAGAAATCGAATGCGATCCCATTGTGAGCCACTATCAAACTCGCTGCCTTTATGTACTCCGACAAGTCTTTTGCTTCTTTCCATATCCGTACCTCTTGTGTGTCTAAATCCTTTGTAACAACGCACCAAATCTTGCTATGATCTAATGTGGTTTCGATGTCCAATAATAGTCGCATATAGTTATCTTACTTTATGTGCTAGGTTTTTGTCAACAAATATTAAATTGGAACCGCATTTAATTATAGAATAATATCCGACATTGTGCATCAGTGTGCGGATGTCTTCTTCACTGTAAGGCTGAATCTCGACACAAACTACTTTAAACGGATAGCGACGAAAGTCAATACTCTGCAACACCTCAAAGTCCATGCCCTCGATGTCAATCGACAGGAAGTCTGGCACTCGTCTGTGGTGGAGGATTTGCTCTACGGTAAAGATTGGTAACTGCCGAACTTCGGTAATAGCAAACTCCGGATAATCCATCACAAAACCCTCAGCAACCTCCTTAATGAAGCTGTTTCGACCAGATTCGCCATCAATCATGTAGAAATCTTGAAATCCTGACTTAATACCCACACCAACATTAAGGTTAATATCTTGCGGTCTCTGCTCTAGGAATAATTTGTGAAGAATAGGATTTGCTTCAACATTGATACCACGAGAACCAGTGTCATAGAACAGCTTAGTATTACTGATATTCTCCGGATGGTGCGCTCCCAAATCCAAGTATGAAGGATTACCAATACCGAGACTGAAAAAGATAGCCCGAATAACAAGATCATCTCCATGTTGAGCATAAGTCATATCTCCAAATAATTGATCAGGATGAGCCATTAATGTAATCCTCTTTCAGCACTATTCAGTTGGTAACGAAGTGCTTGTATCTCCGCTATCGCTATCGCTAATTCCGATAGATTCTTTATTTGCTGATCCTGTAGCTGTTTTATTTCTGCTTTCAGCTTTTCTACTTCGCACAACACTCGGTCTTCCGTTGTCCAAGTTGTCATTTGATTCCTCCATTTCCATAGGTTGTTCCAGTTGAACAGATTCAGTGGTGGACACTTCCACACCATTTTCTAACTCCTCAATATACTCTTCTAAATACTGTATATACTCTTTTTGCTTATACAGTTCCTCAATACATCCTTGTGCTAACTCAAATACTCTCTTTGTTACATCATCCACGAAATCATTCCCGATAAGTAAAAGAACACTGCCACTAATTCCACAATCAAAAGAGGGTTATCTCGCTGTTGCCATCCAGCCCAAGCCCACATCGCACTACCAACCGCACTGAGAACAATGTTAATCGGGTAATAGTTAAAGCTGGTCAATGCAATACCGGCTAGGCAGAGACAAGTCGCAACCCACTTAAAAGCTAGCATATTGTGTATCGACTAATTCGACTTCCTCATCTACTAGTTCGTAATCCGTTTCCTTAACATAGTCCAGATTGTCGTAGCATTCATCGTCAGAGTGACCGAATGAAGTTACTAAATAGGTCTTAGTTACTTTAAATGTTGCCATCAGTTCTTTACTCATCATTCCTCCATTTATCAATAGTTAAGTCTAAAGCAGTGCCATCAAGCCATTCCCATGTTGCCATCTTGTTATCGCATATTACCACAATCGGTGCATAGGCATTCGGTGGAACATCCCATGCAGAGTTACGAAGCCAAAGATAGCGTTCAGCGTTATTAAAGATTTCTTTATTATCCTGAATCCTACTAAAGACATCTTTATTTAGCTCACGCAAACGCTCGATTTCGTTGCACAGATCGGTGATGATCTTACGGGTAACATGATACTCGTCATGCGTTGCATACTTCCTAGCCTTGTCTAAAAAATCTTCACTCATAATTTTCCTTGTAAATAACTTAATGCTCTTTCCAAAATGTTTACATTGTCTTTTAATAAGCCTAAAGACCGATTACAGTTATCGCATAATAATCCACGAACTTTACCAGTATTATGATCGTGGTCGACACATAAAGATCTTTTTAAATCTCCTCGTGGTGTTTGACAGATTTTACAGCGCATACCTTGCTCAACCAGCATTTGATTATAAGTTGCCAAGTCGATGCCGTAGGTCGATTGTAAGTCTTTGTCTTTTTTGATGTGTTTGTATTTTTGAGATAGTGCTTTCTTACGGTCTTTGTTTTTTTCATACCAATCCTTACTTTCTTGTTTTCTACATTCTTTACAAATATGCCTAGGTTTGCCACGAAGAAGCCCAAAGTCGCTTAGCGGTTTTGTCGTATTACAAGTTTTACAGTGTTTCATTTTAATCCTCCTGAAACCGATCATATCATACTTTGGTTCTGGTGTCAAGTCTTTTTTATAAAGTATCTTCAATTTCCAGCATTCTGCCTGTGCTTGGATTGTATAAAAGATCACTGCAAGAGCCTGTATAGCCTGAAAAACGGTTCTTTAGCACTCGAACATGGGTTGTATTTCGTTCAATCATATCGGTTGCTTGACCGTTCCGTTCTAAGCCAATGACTATGTCAGATAATTGAGCAATAGCTCCCGATCCTCTTAGTTGTGCTAGTGAAGTAGCCGCCCCCTCTTCGTGTCCACGATCACTCGGACGCTTCAAATGCGACACACAAATCAGACTGATGCCGGTTTCTTGAACCAACATCCGTAAGCGGGTCATAATAGCATCAAGTGCCTTGCGTTCATCACCAACATCGCCACCGCTAACAATGATACTAATGTGATCCAAAACCACATAACCACATCCAAGTCCTTTAGCCATATAGCGAACCCGATTGACAATATTGTCAAGAGTGCTACTACCGAAATGATCAAAAAGATACAAGCGATCAGTTCCCAAGGTGCGAGTAAATCCATCTCTAAGTTCCTCCTCTGTAACATCCACATCAGGTAAGTGGATTGGTTTGTTCAACGCTAGTGACATCAGCGATCTAGCAGTCTTGCGAACTCCTTCTTCCAAGAACATCATGCCGATATTGTCCTCGGTCTTCGAGAGAATATGCCATACGATCTCCCGCAAGAACTGTGACTTACCTAAACCTGATCCGGCAGTAATCATCACTAACTCGCCTTTGCGGATGCCGTAGGTGAGTTTGTTGATACCGGCATAGGGATAATCCACTTCTGCCTTGTCAATCGGTTTAGATACCACTTCCCAAAGCGTAGAGCCTTGAATGATGCCATCAGGAACATATTGCTCTGCTCTCCACCAATCGTCCACGAATTCCTTGTCCGCCTTGATCTTGAGATAATCCGATGCGTCTTTTAAGCCTGTGCGGGTCTTCATCATCCGAACCTTGCCACCGAAGAGTTCAGCAACGGATTGCATTGCCTTCTGTCCGGCTTCGTCACCATCAAAGCAGAGAACAATGTTCTCGAATGAATCAATGTATTCGTATTGCGCCTTGCAGTCCTTTAGAGCCGCAGAAGCACCGTTACGAATTGAGATCACCGGATACTTCGCACCCATCATCTGAAACGCTGATAATGCGTCTAGTTCGCCCTCGCAAATAGTGAGGTAGCGACCTCCTTTCGGGAAACAGTTTTGACCAAATAGCATCGTAGAGTTAAAGTCACCAGCAATCGAAAACGATTTAGAACTGACGAGCCTAATCTTAATAGCAGATAACACACCATCGTTATCGAAGTAAGGATAATAATGTTTATTAACATCTTGTTTAACTCCGTATTTTACGCAAACAGCCGAAGAAATATTACGATCACTGATAGCATTAGTAGTAGCATTGTCATAGAATTCTAAATCCTTATTCATAGGTTTAATTTCTCGTTTAGTAGTTACGGCATCGCCATCGACATAGGTTTCACATACATGGCAGTAGGTATGCCCATCGTCATACAAACTATTGCCATCGCTTGACCCGCACCGATCACAGGCGATGTGTTTAATGAACTTACTTTTTTCCTTTAGCATCTTTTTTATATCCTAGTTCTGATTCGTTACGGTGAGCTATCATCGCCTCGGCAGAAATTCGCCCTACTTCTTCCTTGTAGGTCTTTACAGTGTCGTGAATGAACCACATTGTGCCACTACTGAGGTCATCAGAATCCGATGCCGCCAGAGCCTCTAACACATTCATAAACGAATCTAAACGATACTCTAAGGTATCAAGGTTATTGCTAATATCATAATACTGTGTCATATATAACTCCTAGGTTGTAAAATGTAACATAAATATATCCTTATAGGTTATAAAGTAACGATAATGTTACTTTACATCGATAACACCCTGAACCCGAACCCGCCAAGGATACTCCTTTTCAATCCAAAAACAACGATAAATCCCATTCTTAACGCTAAGCCAAGCGTCATATCGCTGATACTTGTCTGTTGCGTCATAACAATCCTCATGCGCCCATTCCATGCGTCCGGCAACATATCCTACTAAAACACCAAAAGCAAACGCACTAAGGATGAATGCTCTCACTAAAATAGACATTCTCCAAGCCTTTCCCAAGCAGTCCTAAACGGATTCGGTTTAGCAATCTTGTTTGTTTTAATCCAAAAACTAGGGTCTAACTTACAATGTGCCAATGCCTCTTGCTTACTAGCAAAGCATCGCACAATCTCGTTATATTCATCCCTAACTTCGTAGCGTAGTTTCATTTCAATACATCCTTAGCCCATCGAATATGATCTTGACACTGCCATTTAATCTTATCGTGGCTTAACTCTATTGGCTCGTTAGCAATACTTCGTAGCACTGTCTCCAATTCCGCTATGCGGTTGTTTTGTTTGACAAGTAAAGCGGTCTGTTCTCTTATCAACTCTTGTTTTCTTTCTATGCGGTCTGCTTGTTGGCGAAGCATATTGGCAATATCAGTAGCAACATTTTTAGGTTCACCGCTTGACCAATCGGCTGGTATTTCATAAGCCAATCCTTCTGCCTGTTCTGCTAATTCGTATGCGTTCATTTCTCACTCGCTTTCTTTAGTATTGCTTTGCACAAATCCGTTAATGTTGCATTACCGATACTTTGATAACTTTCCCAAATAACTAAACTTATTTCCTCATCACTTAACTCTTTTGGTGCGGTGTAGTAAGGATTTTGCTCGCCACAATTTTTGCAAAATGTAAGCATTCCATAGGTAATTGGTTCAGAACCTATTAGTCGTTCTATTTCTTTTTCTTGCTGAATAAGCAAAGGACTAACTTTTTGCACCCACTCCAATGCTTCAATGGTCGTGCTTATTTCTTTTGCTTGTTCTGCTAATTCGTATGCGTTCATTGATATTCCCCCACTCGTGTTGTTAATCCATCTAATCGCATTTGTAATTCACGGATTTTTAGGCTTTGTTCTTTAAGCAACTCAGCCGATTGCAGCATAATCTCAAATTCTTCTAAACCAACATCAATTTGTGATTTTCGGCATAAGTTTTCTAACATATCGGCTAGTTCGTAGGCTCGGCTCATTGCAAAACTCGTGGTGATGGTGGGCTTGGTGGTGACATTGGCACGGTATATGACGGTATGCCAATCGCCCATCCTTGCGGTGTAACGACCTGATTAGGGTAAATTGTGGCGTTTTGCACTACTTGGCCCTGATTGTTTACTATTTGAGCCGAATTACCCTGTTTTTGTACATAATAAGAAACATTACCCTGTGGGTCGGTCACCACATAGGTTTGGGCAAAAGTTAGTTGCGAAAAAGCAACAACAATTAAGGAAATAATTAATTTCA